TTAGTTCTTTTTGAAATGGATATAGATGAAACTTCATCCTGCCTTTTACAGGATGCTGAACATTACAATATGTTTCTATAAAGTAGATAGGATCAGTCATACATCGTGCAAGCTCTTGGACTTGCACGTTTGTAAAGTTTTGAGTTAAATGAGGTTTTTTAACAAGAACTGTATCAGCCACTCTCATGCGGCCTCAGGTTGTGTTTCCTTTCCCAAATCAGCTTTAATTCTACTAGCTAATGTAAGGTCATTGGTTATTATATCAAGTAGTTTACCAAGAACATCAGCTAATACTTTACGTTGTGCCATTCCTGGTCTTATACCTTTTTCAAATTGATTAATTGCAGATCTAAAAGTTCCTAACTGTTCATCATTTAACAATCCAGCTTTTACTAATGGCATCATCCTAGTAATAATAGTTTGTACATTATTAGGATTCATTTCTGGCTGTGCTGTTAATGGTCCTGTCATATCTACTTCAGGAGCTTCATTTGTTCTTTTTTTTAAAGCTACAAGAGGATCTACGTCTTCACATTGTGCTTTTGCTCTCATTTTATTTAAATAATCTGGATCATTTCTATCTAAGGGCTCATTACAATAACCAGCCTTAGTTTTCATATGTTGTTCACGTTCTTTCATTCGCTGATCTAAACTTTTTCCTTTTGGGTCAACTTTATTTTTTCCTATACCAAAATCAACACCTGCTGCACCTAAAGCTTTTTTCCCTACAAAATCTAAAGCAGCCTGACCCAATTCTCCAAATTCAGATAAAGTATCTTCTTTCATATGACTTGCAAGCTCATCATAATCTTTATCTGATTTGGTTCTATCTTTTTGCTTCATTTTTTTCCTAGCATCTTTTTCTTGCTGAGATAAAAATTTTTCCATGTCTTGTTTACCTGCTTTTGTAGCGTTATCTAATTCTGCATAAGGATCAGATTCTTGTATAGACTCTTGTTTTTTCTTTTTGCTTTTGAAAAAATCAGAAATATCGTCTAAACTAACACCAACACTTAAAGGTCCTTTTCCTAAACTTAAACTAGGACTTACACGAGTTTTGTTATCTTTTCCTTTGCTAACTCTTCCTCCTAAACCTACATTCAAACCACTATTTCCCATTGCCTTTTTAAAAAGGTCTAGTCCTACACTCCAATCTGCTTCGCAAAATTCTTGATATCTCTTGTGCATATCAGACTCTTTTAAAGGATTATCTCCATACTGTGCAAAAGCATTAGGATCTGCTTGTTTGGCTTTGGCTTGATTTTGATATGAATATTCATCAAAATCATCAGAACTTACTACAACATCTTTTCTACCATGAAATCGATCTGTTGCATTTTTAAATTCTGTTCCTGCATCTTCCGTATGATCAGTTTCTTCATGCATACCTCCACAACCACAACTAGATACTGGCTCAGCTTCAGGTTCCATTTGGTCAGGAACAGGAATCATAACTGGCTCTGATTGTTGTGGTGCTGCTATACCTGCTAATTTAAGCAAGTCTTGTAAATCTACAACAACTTCCATCTCAACTTCCTATAGGACTTTTGTTCCCTGACTGAGGAACTTCAGGAGCAGCCGCTTCAGGTACCTTTGCTGCAAATTCCTGTTTTGTTTTCTTTTCTCTTAAACTTTTAAGAAATTCCATATTGTATTCATCACCATATAATTTTTTAGCAGGTTGTGCATCTACATTCCTGTCTTGGGCTAAAACATATTCCCCTTCTTTTTCTTGTAATTCTTCTTGATATTTTTCTAAGGGTTCATCAGGATGTTTTACTGCAACATTGCTAGGGTTTAACATTAAATGATCTACTAAATTTTGTTTAAGTACATGTGATGTAGTTGGATAGTTTAAAACACAATCTATTACATAAACTTCTGTACTTGCATTTTTCCTGTGAAAGTCAAAAGGTTGGGCTTGTGCCATTGTCTTTTTAGGAGAACTAACACTTACTACACCATATTTTTCTAATTCTCGTTCTAGTCGCTCTGAAAATCTCTCTGGTAAATCTTCACCAAAAGGTTGTGCAACTTTAATACGAAAGGGGTATTCTTTCTTTGTATTTTCAATGTATTCGAATAAAGTGGCCATAATTTATTCCTGAATTCTTTTTATTATTTATCATTCTGTTCATTTAATTGGTTTAATAAACTATTACGATCTATACGTATTACTTTTTCCGTTTCTATTGTATCAGGTGTAGATGTATTATTAGTTTGTTGGTCTAATCGTAATTTTTTAAGTTGTAATTCAATTGCTCTTAACTTTCTATCAGCTTTAGAATTTTTAGCATCTATAGCATTTTTTAACATAGCATGAGCAGCAGCAAAAACATGTCCTGCATGTCTATCCTCTACATTAAATCCTAATTGCATTAAGTCGTCGAATGCCTTTACTGCTTTGTCAGCATATATGTCCATATCACCATCAGTAGATTCTACTCCAGTAATTTGAGGTAAAGCACTATCAATTTTTTTTGCTAAATCAAGTTGTTCTTGTGCTTTATCAATAGGAACATATTCAGTTATTTCCTCATAACCTTCAGTAAATTCCTCCTCTTCTTTCACGGAAGGTAAATTAAATAATTCTTCTAATTTTTTAGTCATCTTTTGGTTTGTGGTTTGTTAAAGATATCTCGTTCTGTAACTACTCTAAACCTTACGCCATTTTTTTTAGACCATGCTTGAGCTGCTTGCCATTTAGCTAAATTAACAACACTAGCAAATTTATCTTTTTTGCTTCTAGCATTTTCTATTGAGGTTTGATTGTATGGTTTAATTTCTATTAATTCTGCATGTTGTTTGCCATTTTTATCTTGATAAACAATAAAAAAATCCGGCACATAATTAGTTATTCTTCCATCTAATGGATGTTTATATGGAATACGCTGCCCTTCACTACTCCAGTATATTATGTTAGGATGATTATCACACATTCGCATAAAAACCAATTCCCAACCTGATCTATATCTAGGTTTTGTACTACCTTTGTACTTATTAGGATTGCAACACTCGTAAATACCTTGTTGATAAGTCATTAATCATCTTCCTTATATTCACTTAGAAGATATTCTACATGCTGAGGCTGTACAGTAACAGTAATAATTTGTGGTTCACTACTAGAATAATTAAATACACTACCTGTAATTGCTGTTATTTTATTATACCTTAATTCTAATAAATCTACAGTATCATTTTTTTCTAAGTTATTTTCAGGTCCTACATACCCTCTAAAAATTTTTATAGAAGGTATAGAATAATGTTGTGAAGCTGGTTTATATCCATACCAACTAAATCCAGCCTGTTTGTCATCTGGACCCATTAAAAAATTAATTGGTGGAGTAATTCCTCCTAAATTATAATAATTATAAAATAATACTTTAGTAAAAAACTCATCTGATAAATTATTTTGTGTACTATATATAGAAAAACTTACAGGGTTAAATCTTAATCTTGTTTGGACAGTTCTAGGAATATTATAAGAATTTAAAGTAATGTTATCTACGCTAATACCAGGATAATCTATTGAATGTACTAACGGACTATTAAAACTTCGCAACTCTTCTTGTACTGTATTTTGTTCATTTAGTGAATAAGACCAATACTGTATTCCAACAAAAAACTGGTATGACAACCTAGGTGTAGTATTAACATAACCTGTGTTGTCATCCCCTTGACCATATACTAAAGAAGCTAAGTTTTTAACCATTAGCTAATCAACCTGTAGATAAAACTTGCGGTATAGGATTTACAAGTCGTTGCATGTCTGTGTATATGGCTTGATCATATTGTATTGTTGCTGTAATTGTTAAAGCATCACTTGTAGCATAATTATTTTCTTGATAATTAATACTTTCTATGTAACAACCACTTAATGTCCAAGTATCAAGTTTTTCTATTTCTGCAGTTCCTGTATTACCACCAGTCAAAGTTGAAATTTCCATTCCAAATTTATACTGTGCTGCAGCAACAGGAGCACTTTGTTGCAAATGCTCTAATTGTCTTTGCATCTGGGCATTTAACGTTGAACTAACAAAGTTATTTATATCATCTCTAAATGTTACGTCAATAGGTTGCCATGTATGTTTACCGCCCATATATATTGTACTATTATAAGTATGAACAGTAACTTTTTCATGATTAAGGGTAGGTCTACCAACTGTATTTACATTTTGAGATAAGTATTTACTGCCTGTAAGTAAAGTTGAATCATTAAAAGCAAATTCAACTAAAAACCTATATTGCAATTTAGGCATCAATGCAATACTTGCAGCTTCAGAAGAAATTGGTACCCCAAATTTATCTAAATTATTAGCCATTTTGTTAATTACTCCAAATCTATTAAATATATTTAGCTTTTAATTAAGCTTTTTTATAAGTCGCCTGTGTTTACTAACCTTATTGGAATATATATAAACTCTGCTGCTTTTGTAGGTTCAACTGCAATATCTATATATAACTCGTTTCTATCTATTCTAGCAGGTGTGTTGTTGCTTTCATCACACACAATAGCATAATCATATATTCCACGTTTAGTTACAATTTCTTGCATAAAGCCTTCAAAAACATTTCTAATATTATTTCTAGTTAAACTATCATTAGGCTCAAAAATGAAAGGTCTAGCAATTACTGCAAATCGTTCACGTAAATAAATTACTAATCTTGATACATTTATTCTATCTAAAGATGAACTAAATGGATGTAAAGTTTTTTGTCCAAAAATTGCAATTCCTGTTCCTGGAAAATTAGCTATTGGATTAACTTTATTAACATACAAACTATCTCTTTGACCTTCATTTAGTGCAAGAGGAACAAACTCATCTTCACTATCTAAATATCCAACATTTGTAGCATTCGAAACAATACCTCTCGTAAG